ACTATTGCTGGTACAAGTGACGTAATCACAATCGGTATTCAAACTATTACCGCTACACCTACGGGTTCAGCACGTGCAAGTTTGATGTTTTATGATTTGACTAACGGAGTGTAAGGATGTCCGAACGTAAAAGACGCACCCTTGCCCTCGAACTCACAACGGCAAACCAAGATGTGTATACAGTCCCTGCAAGATTTACCAGCGACGTAAACAGCATCTATATCAACAATGCCTCTAATTCGTTGGTTACGTTTAGCTTGGATTGGTATCAAGCATCAACAACAACGTACCACACCCTTGCTGAAACAGTGGAACTTCCCGCGAACTCCCTGCTTCAAATCACAGACTACCCCTTGTTCCTGAATCCCGGCGACAAGGTTCGCGGATTAGCAAGCGCAAATAGCGCAGTGAATATTTCAATCTCGCTAGAAGAATATTTCGAAACCTCACTTTAGGAGACACAAATCATGGCAATTACAACTGCAATGTGTAATAGCTTCAAGCAAGAGGTTCTTGGTGGTGTCCATGATTTGGATACCGATTCCTTGAAACTTGCGCTTATCAAAGCATCCCCTGCTGGCACCTACAACGCCAGCACAACCAACTACTCAGATGTAACTGGCAACAGCGATGAAGCCAGCGGAACCAACTACACAACAGGTGGTCAGGTCCTTGACGGTGCAACTATTTCTCTGGACGGCTCCACCGCAATCGTCGACTTTACAGACGAAGTGTTCGCAGACGTTACCGTATCTGCAGACGGCTGTATCATCTACAACACAGCGGCTAGTAATGCAGCCATTGCTGTGATTGACTTTGGCGGAACTGTTAGCGCAACTGCCGGTGACTTGACTATTGAATTCCCTGCTGCGGATGCAAGCAACGCCGTAATTCGCATTGCGTAGGTAGACGGCTATGGCTATCATAGCACAGTCAGCGCGGTACGGGGTAGGCATATATGGCACATCCCGATACGGCGAAGTAGATATTACAGCAAGCATAGCTGGAGTTTCTGCGACTGGTGCGATAGCCCCTCTCGTTGCAGGGGGGTTCGAAGTCGATATCTCTGAACGGCTGGGTAGTGTAGCAGCGACGGGTGCGGCAGGTACAGTAAGCACCTTTATTAAGGTGACAGCATCTGGGGTATCTGCAACAGGCTCTGTAAACACAGTTAAGGAAAACATCAATACTCCTATTACTGGTGTTCAAGCCACTGGCGCGGTCAATGCCGTAGAAGAAAAACCGACCGAAGCTTTGGGCAGTGTGAGTGCAACAGGCACAGTTAACACAGTTCAGGTTAACATTACAGAACTACTTGGTAATGTAACTGCAACAGGTTCAATAGGAACACTTGAGCATAGTAACACTCTCACGCTAACAGGTGTTCAAGGAACAGTAACTTGCGGTGGTGTAGAAGACCAACCAACCGAAAGAATAGCGACAGGGGTAGCAGCCACAGGTGCCGTTGGAAGTTTAACGCCTCACACTACTGCTGGAATTTCGGGTGTACAAGGAACCTTTACTGTCGGAACCGGAACTTATACCGGAGTACAATTCGATTTCAACGCGGTTCGCGAACTATATGATAGACGGCGTACCTCAGTGATAGACAGGGCAGCTTAAAAATGCCACTTACAACTTACGAACGAACAATCAACGTTCCCCAAGAAACACGGGTTGTTGCGGTAGAAAGTATCGGCAACAGCTTTACCAGAACAGTCTACGTGGAGTAATCTATGTCATACAAATGGCCCTTCAAAGACCCCGGAGAGACGCTCGACTACAGCATGGACTGGTCGCGCTTTCTTGGTGCCGCAACCATCTCCACAGTCGTCTGGTCTGTGGAAACCGACGACTATTCCACCCGTACTATCTTGGCTTCGGGTCAGGACCTGACTACCGCATCAGGCGGGGCAACTACGGACAGCATCCAGAATGTGTCCCAAACCCAGACCGACACGGTTGCCACCATCAATATTGGCAGCGGAGTAAACACCAGAAACTACACGTTTTACTGCACGATGACAGACACCACAGGCAGCACAGCTATTCGCTCCGTTAACCTCAAAGTAAGGACCCGGTAACTATGGCCTATGATTATCTCAGCTTAACCAACGATGTTGCCAAACGTCTAAATGAGACGCAACTAACCTCTGCGAACTTTGCATCAGCTTCTGGATTTTACAGCGCAATCAAAGAGGCTGTGAACTCTTCTATTCGTCACATCAATCAGGCACACTTTGGCTGGCCTTTCAATCACAACACATATCAGCAAACTTTAACTGCAGGGGTTACCAGATACCCTATTCCGTCTCAGGCAAAGTACGTTGATTTCGATACGTATAGAGTTCGCAGAAACGCTACTCTTGGTGTGGGCAGTGCTCAACATCTGATCCAAATAACCTACGATGAATACGTAGACCGGTTCATCGACCAAGAGGATGAAACCAACACGGCTCTAGGTGCAGTTCCAGACCGTGTGTTTCGCACCCAAAACGGTGAGTGGGGCGTAGTTCCTATGCCGGACAAAGCATATCAGGTAGACTTTGAATATTTTATCGATCCTGTTGACCTCATTCTCAATACGGATGTCCCAACAATTCCAGAGCGGTTTCGTCACGTAATCATCGATGGTGCTATGTACTATGCCTACATGTTCCGTGACAACCTAGAGATGGCATCGGTTTCACAACGCAAGTTCGAAGAGGGTATCAAACAGATGAGAACAGTAACGGTCAACGAAAACATTTACATGAGGGCATCGTAAGCCCATGCCTGACCGTTGGCAAACATACGCCATCGAATTTAAAGGTGGCCTCATCACGAACATGTCTCCGTTGCAGCATGGTATCAATGCTCCGGGGTCGGCTCGTATCCTTCGTAATTACGAACCGTCTATCGAAGGTGGATACCGTTCGATTCAAGGCTACACCAAGTACGACCCAGACATCGTTCCCCCGTACGGTGCGCCACTGGTTCACGGCAACGGACAGAGCGGCACAACCCTGATTGTCGGCAACATCTACACCGAACCTGCCGCAACCGACGTGTTTTTTCTTGCTGGCGGGGCTGTAGATGGCGCGGCACAGACAGGAACGAGCCTCGACGTAGATGGCTTAGACGTTGCCCCATCTGCAAACGACACATTTACTATTGCTGGGGATACCACAGTTTACACAGTGAGTGCCGCAACCGCTCTCGTAGGTACGGCATCTACCCTGACCATCACTCCGGCAATCACAGTAGCACCTGCAGATGGTGCCGTTCTGTCGTTCCGCTACACGATTGCATCTGGCGGTGTCTCTTTTAGTTCTGTGAACAAACGGGCTACCTTGACCCTAGACCAAACGATGGTTGTCAATCCGTCCGACCAAGATGCCCTAACCTTTGTATCTGGCTCTGGAATCATTCAAGGGGTACATACCTTTGAAAGCGCAGTGATTGCAGCACGGGGTTCAGACCTGTTTAAATCAACGGGTTCCGGTTGGACAAAGATAAACACCCCCGACTACGGTACTGTCTTGGTAGACGGCGGTTCGCAAACCGGAACTAGCTTGATTGTCGACGGCATCACGGGAACACCACAGGTTGGCGACACCTTTACGATTGCAGGCGTAGACCTAATCTATACCATCACAGCCGCTCCGACAGTTACCAGCGGTTCTTCAACCTTTACTATCGACCCTGCTTTAAATAGCAGTCCTGCAAATAACGCATCCCTAACGTTTCTTTCTGTAGACCGTAGCGGTATGGACAAACACCGGTTCGTAAACTTTAACTACGATGGTGTTGACTTTATGGTGGGAGTTGATGGAGCCAACGTACCGTTTGTCTATAATGGCGTTACTTTTACAGCTTTAGATGGGATTCCTTCAGATGTTGTAGGAGCCGACCACGTAGCAAATTTCAAGAACCAGCTTTTCTTTGCAAAGGGTTCGACCCTGCTGTTTACAGCCCCTTACACCTTTGACGATTTCTCTGCAGCGAGTGGTGCAGGAACAATAAATGTCGGAAGTGCAATTACGGGCTTGATTATTTTCAGAGAACAGCTTATAATATTTAGTGAGAGGTCTATCAAGCGACTGGTAGGCAATACG